CTGGAAGTGGCGGGAAAGTCAAGGTATGCGACACCGACTCGTCCGGCAACTGGATCAATCCGCTCGGCCGGATGACCGTCGGCGGCGCAGACGGCACCGTAGGTGTCGTCGACGTAGGAGGGCTCTAACATGGCAAACACTGGAGTACTCGGAAAGGTCCAGATCGAAGGCAACTGGACGCAGAAACGCCTGATCCTCCCGGTGATCCAGGCGGCACTCGAACGCACGTCGCTTGCGTCGCCCGCTATCGGGCCGACGATGACCTACGCGAAACTCAAGGGCACGATCCCCCTCCTCGGCCCTGTCCCGGTCCAGTCGCAGCTCGACGAGTTCGAGCACGCGGTCGGCGGTGGCGGTAAACCGTCCGGGTTCGACATCGAGGTGCTCAAGGACCGCGTGGTCCTGTACGTTTCGGATGAGGCGGAGATCGAGAGTGATGTCGGGAACCCCATGAGCCTGCAGCAGCAGGCCGCAGCCGGCGCCCTGGCGGCGAACCTGAACAAACTCATCGCCGAGAGACTCAACACGACCCCGCAGGTCTACGGGACCGGCGGCGATCTCGGTAACTGGACGTCGGTCAAGCCCACGCTCGCCGTCGGCAAGATGGCTGCAGCGATGGGCGTTCACCGGCCGACCGCGCTCGTGATGGGGACGCTCGCGGGTGCGTATTACGTCGATGCGGTCGGGGACAAGGTCGCGATCGCCAACCTCACCGAGTGGCGCGGGGCGGTATCTATCCATCCGACGCTCAACATCCCGGTGTTCATCAGCACCGACGTCGACAAGCTCGACGACACGAGCGGCAACCGTTACGTGTTCGGCGTCTGCAACACGACACCGGGCGTTGTGACCGTGCTCTCGAAAATCAAGGCACGGCAGTATGACGACCCGAAACTCGGTGCTCAGGTCTACCAGTACGATATCTGGCGGTCGCCGTTCTCCAACATCCAGCAGACGTCTGGCAACCTCAACCTCGGCGTGATGCGCGGTATCATGACGGAGAGCTAACCCTCTCTGTTTTGGAGGCACTATGGCCTTCGCACCGTGCAACCGCTACGGGGTTGCTGGCATCATCGATGACGAAGGGCGACACATCGTCGGGAGCGACGTGCTCCACGCCGTGCGGCAGGGGCGGGCGTTCCGGTTCGCTCACCGGTTCACTGCCGTCGCCCCTGCAGCTGCAGTCGATATCCTGCTCGATCCGAGCGCGAACGACGCCGCGACCGTGGTCCGGCTCGTCCTGGAGATCGACACCGGCGTCGACTGCTCCGTCGGGATCTACGAAGTGCCGACCGTCACCTCGACCGGCACGGAACTCGTCGCCTACAACCTGAACCGGAACGGCGACCCGTCGATGAACAGTGTGCCCGCTGTCTACCACACGCCGACGGTCTCGGATGCTGGCACGCTCGCAGCCCCGGTCGCCTACGTGACCGCTGCGCTCCCGGTCGACATCCTCTACCAGGGCACGATGGGCGATGTCGGAGCAGGGGGCGCGGCACACGGCACGCTACCGGAGATCTACCTCGACCGGACGAAGAAGTACCTGGTTAGGGTCACGAACATCGGCACCGGTGCAGGGAACATTGTCGTCGCTGGCCGCCTGATCCGGGAACCGAACTACTACGAGGGCTGACCATGTCCGAATCGTTCGCGTCCCGGTTCATGACGCCGGAGGAGAAGCAGGCGATGGTCGCCCGCGACCCTCAATCAGCTCAGGCACTCCACAACGGGCCGCGGACCGGGTTCGCGCACAACTGCTACGCTGGCGGGCTCGGGATGTTCTTTCAGAAGACGATCAAGAACACGATCCTTGAGAAGTTCCTCGACCAGGCGTGGCAGGGGTTCCTGAAATACCGGTGCGCCGGGTCTAAGGCAGCGTATCGTGAGGCAAAGAAGAACCCGGATGCCGTCTTCCAGTACGACGACCCGCTGCTGGCGTGCCTCAACCACGTCCTGAAGGAGAGCATCTCAAAACACCACACCGACAACGACGCCGCCCGGAAGCAACAGCTCATGCGGCAGGCGACCGACATCACGCTCACCCTCCTCAACGAGGACATCTACTACCGGGCACGGTGCAAAGAGCACCTCCGCGATATCCTCGCCGCCGTCGCCGAGCACCCGGAATACCTCGACCTCTCGCTGGAGGAGGAACAGAACATCCGGAGGTGGAACGGGTGCAGCCCGTGATCGACCCTCACTACCCTGCAATGGTGCAGGCGTTCGAGGGTGCAACCGGGCTCCCATATCCTGCCGGGCTCACAGTGATCACCGACCGGCTCTTCGAGGAGGATCCCCATGCCGACGAGCGGTAACGTTCTTGCCCTGCTCCCGGTCCTGACGCCTTACACTGCAACGTCGGCACAGTTCGACCTGCTCTACCCCTACGCGCTCGACGAGTTCAAGGGCGACGATCCGGGATGCAGTAAGACCGGCGCCGAACGGGCGCTCGCCTACCTCATGGCCCACTATCTCGCCGGCGGGGAGGACCAGATTGGGTTCTCCGGCGAGAAGATCGACGACTACAGTTATACCGTCGCCGGCCCTGCTGCAACCTCGTCCCGCTGGTACGTCCTGTACCGGCAGCAACTCGACCGGTGCCGCGACGCACTCGCCATCGGCCCGGCAGCGCTCGCAGGCGTCCAGCACGCGGACGTCTCCGGGCTTTCTGACCTGCACCTCGATCAGAACCCCGTCGTGCGCGTGAGGAGGGATTCTGATGAGTCTCCCTGAAGGAAGCGCTCTTGGCACGCTGACTGACCGCGAACTCCTCCTGATGGTCTACAGCAAGGTCGACATGATCGCCAAATCGCAGACCGACATCGAGTCTCGCGTCAGGGTCCTGGAAGCGCAGAACAACCGGACCCTCGGCCTGATGGCGGCGACTGGAGGAGGATCAGGAGCCGTCGCCGGCGGCGTGGTCGCAGTGGTCATGAAACTCCTGGGAGGGTTCGGATGAGCCTCGCGGGCCTTCTGAACCAGGAGGTGCAGATCAAGGCGCGGACCGGCACCACCTACACCGGCGATCCGGAGTACGCGGCAGCCGCTACCTATCCGGCCCGGATCTCCTACAAGCCGCGCCGGGTCTTCGTGAACGGGGTTGAACGGACCTCGACCGCTCGGATCACCGTTGCGGTCCCGGTCTTCGACGAGGACCTGATCGTTCTGCCGGACGGCACCGAGCGGGGATCGCTCCAGGTCAAGCGCACACACGGGGGCGGCGGGACGTTCCACCATTCGACCATCGACATCTGAAAAAAGGAGGAAACAACAGCAATGGTAAACCGAGTATCAGGAGAAATCCACAAGAAGGGAGGCATCCTCCAGCAGACGTTCGGCGAGACCGTCGCGAATGCGTACGGGCTTGTCTTCTACCAGGCGGCCGACGGTAAACTCTACCGGGCGCAGGCAAACGCCGAAACGACTGTCGCCGGCGTCCTTTACCTCTGCGCGGACGCAGCCACGGTCAAAGACACCGTCGGCAACGCGCTCGCGCAGGGACGGGCCGAGAAGATCGGTTGGTCATGGACCGTGGGAAAACTGGTCTACGTCTCGCCGACCGCGGCCGGGGAGTTGACGCAGACCGTGCCGACCGGGACGCAGAAGATCCGGCCGGTCGGGTTCGCGACCAAGATAGATCAGATCGACTTCCGGCCCCTGTGGGGCACCGGGGCGAGCTACACCGTGAACATCGACGATATTGCCGCAACGAAGGGCGACATCCTCGTCCGGAGCGCGACCGCATGGGGGGCCGTGCCCGGCACCACGATCGGGGCACACCCGCTCGTCCCCGACCTCCGGAACCGCATCCTCCGCATCAAGGACAGCGCGAACAACGACCTTGAGATTCATCAGGTCTGGATCCCGCCGTTTGACTCGGAGGGGTTCCCGGATCCGAACCTGAACGAGATCGAGTGCGGCGGGTTCTGGATCGATAAGTATCAGGCGTGCATGTTCGACGCGACGAACGTCAGCCGCGGCTCCAGCACCGTCAACGATCCCGGCACCCACGGCGCCGCAAGCATGCCAGGCGTCGTCATCTGGACCGACATCAACTGGACCAACGCCAAGATCGCGATCGAGAACCGGGGCGGCAGCGGCAACAAGAAAACGGGCACCTGTGTCGCGTTCGGCGCCGGTAACCCATCAAAGTTCTACGTCGCCGCGATCACCGACCTGATCGGGCGCAGAGTCCGGATCACGCAGGGCGGTGTCACCTACGTCCGCCGTATCGTCAAGACCGGCGGCGACACGAACACGGACGCAAACGCCGCGAAACTCGTCGAGATCTATCCCGCACTCCCGGCCAACATCACGGCCGCGAACACCTACGAGATCGTGCAGCATTTCCTGCCCGGCCAGTACGAGTGGTTCAGCCTGGCGGCATGGGCGATGAAGCACCTCTACCAGTACGGCCTCGGCTACCCGAAAGGCAACACGGACTGGGGTAAGGACGCTACCGACCCGAGGAGCGCGATCTACGAGGGGCAGCCGGACCCGGTGCTCCCGGGATATACGGGCAATGCGATCTCCCGGTGTCTCGCGGGTACGGGGCCGACCTCATGGAGCCTCAACGGCAAGGAGTCGGGGGTCTACGACCTCGTCGGGAACGCCTGGGAGTGGGTCGACATGCTCATCGGGACCACAGCGGACCACAAGATCGACGCCAGGTATCCGGGCGCCGGCCTCACGCTGCCGACCACAAACGGCAACATCACGACGCTCTACGCCCCCGCAAAGGACGGCAACCGGTCCCTTGCGGCAGACGCGTTCTCCCCGGCAACAGTCGGCTCTGCAAGAGCAGAGTATGACAATGATTACTACTGGCAGGCAACCGGTCAGCGTGCCGCGAGGCGGGGCGGGGCTTGGCACTACGCCGCGGATGCGGGGTTGTTCTGTCTGACCGTGAGCGACGTCCCGTCCTACGCGGGCTACGGCATCGGCTTCCGCGGAGTCTGTTGATCTGGAAATCTGGCGATCTACATGGTACAACAGCACGAGCGTCTGAAAATCTGGCAGAAATCGTACGACCTGGCGAAGGATCTGATGCAGGTGACTGAATGACAGGGAAACAGATTATGAGAGTCCACACGGCCGTCGGGGCCGAGGAGATCGACGCCGACCGCCTCCTGGTACAGAACGACGAATACGTATTCCTCAACGGGAACGAGGAGATCCGGCGGGTCAAGATCGCAGATATCGTGATTGCGACTGACCCGGAGACCGGGGAGGAGATCGGCGGCATCGAGACGGTCTACAGCCGGAGTTAAGATCATGGCCAGACCAAGCGTGAAGGTGGCGTATGTCAACGGCGACCAGACGCTGATCGCGAACCTGGAGGTCTATAAGGACCGGATGACGGACGCGGTCGCGGACGGTATGCGGAAGTTCGGCGGCCGGGTGGAAGGCGAGTCCACCCGCCGGTGCCCCGTCGAGACCGGGGAACTCCGGTCCCGGGTCTTCAACGAGGGGCCGCTCCGGGACGGCGACACCTACGTGCAGGTGGTCGGCTACGAGAAGTTCGGCGCAACCTGGGAGAAGGGGAAGGCCTACGCTGTGCCGGTCCACGAACGCACGAACGTCCACCACCCGGTCGGCGAGGCGAAGTTCTTGGAGAACGCCGTAAATCACCTCTCCGGAGAATACGCGAAGTATCTCCAGAAACTCCTCGGGCAGGTGAAACCGTGAGCGTCGGCGACGACTTCGTGCAGTACCTGACCGAGCTCGGGATTGGCACACCTGGCATCAGCCTGTGGCTCGGGGGAGTCCCGGACCGGGCGGCCGCGATCACCATCGTCGAGACCGGCGGCCCCGCTCCGTATCACGACTACGGGCCGGGCGAGGTGATCGACCACCCCTCGGTGCAGATCCTCGTCCGCAACCCGGCCTACCTACTCGCCCGCGACAAGGCCGACCAGATCCGGGACGCATTCGACGGGCTCGCGAACTGGCCGATCAACGGCACCCGCTACCTCTCCGTCACGGCGATGAGTGATCCGGCCTACCTCGGGAAAGCCGCCACGAGCCAGGGGGAGACGCACGAGTTCAGCCTGAACTTCGCCACGATACGCGAGCGGGCGGCACCGGTCATCGGCCTGTGCGGCGCCTACTATGACCTATCGAGGTGGCACACTCCATGATTGGTAAAGGATCCATCCTCTATGACGTGACCGCCGGCGTCGCAATCGCCCAGGTCTCCGCGATCGGCCGGCTCGACCTCGAACGCACCGAGATCGAGACCACGACGCACGGACCGCGGGAACGCCGGACGCACCGGGTCGGCCTGAAACGGGACGCCCCGGTCACTGTCCGCCTGAACTACCGGGAGAACGACGAACCGGCGGTCCGATTGCTCGACCGCTACGAATCGGGGGAGTCCGCGGAATATGCTCTGATCTTCCCGGACCACTCGGCATACGTGTTCGAGGCGTTTGTCTCCGCTCTCGGGCAGGAGA